ATGTCTGCTCTGGGTAGGAATGTACAGTCAGAGCTGTTGGCATTACAACTACGTAATGTTGCCCCAGCGTATATGGACCGGGTATATGAATACCTCACTGAGCGCCGTACTAAGTCGCCTACGCACATTCTGCGTACGCTCCGCGCCAGTGCTGAGAACGTGCATTATGGGCATGAGCCTTGGACCAACGCTCAGAATATTTCTGTGGGACGTCTACTGTGTTCCGCAGTGTTTGAGACAGGGCTGTTCCAGTGGAAGACTGGTAGCGGGAACTTGAGTATGCTCTATCCCGCAGATAATGTTATGGAAGCATTTCAGCAGTTAGTGGAATCTGCTGACACCGTAACTATGAAGCCTCCAATGCTGGTACCGCCGGTGCAACATACTACATTGTGGGATGGTGGGTACCTCACTCCAATCGATAACCGTGGGACGTACCACAACTCGCACATCGACCGCGCCAGACTGCGTGAAGTAGCAGAAGCATTTAAGTCTGCGGACGGTATCAAGAAGGCACTTAATAAGGCACAGGAAACTCCTTATCGCATTAATAAACGCATACTGGAACGGGTACAAGAAGCGCGGGCCTTAGGTATTGGTGTAGGTATGCCGCGTTCAGTGCCAGAGCCAAAACCGGAGTGGTACTTAGATGGCGTACCAAAAGAGAACTACACCGAGGAGGAACTTGACCGCTTCGGAGAGTGGAAGACGCGTATGTCTCTTTGGTACAGCGCCGACCGTAAGCGTGTGTCGCAACTGCGCAGCCTATTGACTACGCTAGAAATGGCAGAGGAATTCAAAGATGAGAAAGCCCTGTACTTCCCAACTTGTGTGGACTGGCGGTACCGACTGTACTTCAAGTCCTCACTGCACCCCCAAGGTTCTGATTTGCAGAAGGCACTTCTTGAATTCGGACGAGGTAAACCTCTGGGAGAGAGAGGGTTATTCTGGCTTAAAGTGCACGTCGCTACCTGCTTTGGTTATGACAAAACCCTATTCGAAGACCGTGCAGCTTGGGTTGATGCAAACTTTGCAGAGATTGAGCAGCTCGCGGATTCTCCTTTTGATTGCCCTGCTTTTACCTCCGCCGACAGCCCTTGGTGCTTCCTGGCAGCAGCTATCGACTTGGTTGATGCTGTTCGTTCTGGATGCCCAGAAGAGTATATTAGCCGAATCCCAGTCGCTATGGATGCTACAAACTCAGGTGGACAGCACCTCTCAGCGCTACTGAGAGATCCCGTAGGCGGACGCCTGACTAATCTGTACTGGGAAGGTAACGACAAGAAAGCGGACCTGTACATGGATGTGAAGCGCCGTACGGACGAGAAGGTGATACTGGACCTGGACAAAGAGGATTTCGTTATCCAGAGCACGTACTGGAGAGAGAACGAAATCACTCGAAGCATGACCAAGCGTCCTAGCATGACCTACTTCTACAGCGCCACGGTGCGCAGCTGCAGCGACTACATCTTTGCAGGGGCCTGTGAAGAGGGGTATGAAGGAACAGACACGCACAGTCTCTGGAACTTATCCTGCTACCTTGCCCCTAGAATGCGTAGTGCTATCGAGGAAGCTAACCCGGCAGCAGCAGCAGCTATGGGGTATCTGCAGAACCTCGCTAGGCGTGTACCTGCTAGTCAGCATCTACAGTGGAAGACTCCGCTAGGTGGGCTGGTGATGAACCGGTACTCTCAGCGAGAGGAGGTACGTGTACGTATTGACTGTATGAACCTGTCCGCCGTGCTGGTGCACAACCGTGACTTTAAGACCTGTAATAAGCGTAAGGCAGCCTCTGGTATTGCTCCGAACTTTGTACATAGTCTGGATAGTACGCACTTGATGATGGTGCTCTGTGCTGCAGAGGGTCTGGATATTATCCCGATTCATGACTCAATGGCTACTCACGCGGCTGATGTAGATACCCTGCACCGACATATCCGTGAACAGTTTGTGAAGCTGTACGAGGAGCATGATCTTCTGGGGGATATTACCCGGGCAGCTGCCGAAGCAGGGGCAGACCTTACAGACCTGGAGATGCCTGCAATCGGTACTTTAGACATCCGACAAGTACTAGAATCACCCTTCTTCTTCTCATAAAATTTAATGTTACAGGAGTAGGAATGAAGTTAAAACACACTAGTAAAACACCCAATACTTACTCGCTAAAAGTTCTGCATAAGCACGATGATATTAGAGAGGCAGTGAGAGCTCTGCACGAACTTGGTCACGGCATTAGTCGGGGCCTTACCACAGAGCAACACTATTGGAGAGTACTAAAAAGTATACTAGGTAAACAGTATATACTAGGAGTCTATGACTCCCAGGGCGACTTGGTCGGCGCTGTCAGTTACTACCCAGAAGCTGTAGAGGACTGCCATTACGTAGAGCCTGTGTTGTACACAGACTTCTTCGTATTGAAACCAGGAAACAGTGAGGCAATGCTTGTAGTTATGAAGGGTCTGCAAGCAATCGCTAAGTGTATGCGAGCTGGACGCATCGCCATTAGTCGTAATACATCGGATAACACTTACAAAACAACTTACCATTTAGTGAGGTCAGCATGAGCGGTGGATTAGGTAAACTGTTAGGTAAGGCCACGGATATGCTTGGTCTTACTGATAATGAAGGATTAGAGCAACAGCAGCGCATGGCTGAACAGCAGGCTGAAGCAGCAAAACAGCAGGCGGCCTTAGAGGCTAACAGTGCAGCTGACAATATTGCTGAGGTAAACCCCTCCGGGGCGGCCTCTGCATCTGCAGATGCAATTACGTCTGAGCAGAAGAAACGGCGACAGGCAGGGCAGAGCAACCCCCTGGGCCTGTAAGGAGGAAGCTTGGACTATAAAAAGACATTAGCAGAGCTGTTTCTGGGGGACCAGGATGCTGGCGTACTAGATGCGTCAGAGAAGTTCGCTGAGTGGACGCTACCTACAATCTTTACCCGAGAGCTCTATACTGATGGGCGGCGTATGCAGCTTAGTCGAGACTATCAGAGTACAGGTGCTCAGCTGGTCAATACAGCAGCGACTAAAATTGTAGGTGCATTATTCCCACAAGGTACTAGCTTCTTCCGGTTCTCTAAGAGTGCAGCTCTTGACGACTTTATTAGTAGTCTGGGAAGTTCTAGCACTGCGGAATCTCGTTTATCCGAGGTAGAGAATACCGCCTCTCAGAAGGTGTTCGAGAAGGATGGGTACGCTGCTAAGCTTCAAGCTGTGAAGTTGCTGCTTATCACCGGGAATGCATTGGAGTATATCGATGAAAGAACCGGGAAATCCATTATCTACTCGGTCCGTAACTTTACCGTTCGAAGGGATGGTAGCGGGAACGTGCTGCGACTCATTATCAAAGAGCGTGCCAGCATCCAGGACCTCCCAGAAGACATTCAAAGAACACACTACAATGGTCGGGACCCATACAGCGACATTGATATCTACACTGCCGCTTGTCGTAAGATTAAGCACCTTCCAAATGGAGAAGAAGCAGTAAGTTATGAGGTGTATCAAGAAGTTGATGGCCGCCGCCTAGGCGAGAGCAGCACCTACCCTGAGCTGGAACTTCCGTATAATGTACTGGTGTGGAACCTGGTTAACGGTGAGCACTATGGACGCGGTCTGGTGGAAGATTACGCTGGTGACTTTGCGCGCCTGTCTGTACTGACCGAAGCGTTGACCAACTACGAGATTGAGGCTTCCCGCCTTATCCCTATGGTTGATGCTAGTTCTGGACTGGATGTGGACGAGTTCTCTCAAGCCGAGACCGGTGAGGCCGTACAGGTTGGTGGCGGTGGCAGTAACGGTAACACCAAGTCCCCTGTAACAGCTTACGAGGGTGGTGCAGCTCAAAAGATTCAGTGGATTGCTAGCGACATCCAGATGCTTGAGCAGAAACTGGCTCGTGCGTTTATGTACACCGGCAATGCTCGACAGGGTGAGCGTGTAACTGCTTATGAGATTCGTCAGAATGCCAAAGAGGCAGAGTACGCTATGGGTGGTGGATTCAGCATCCTCAGTGACTCCTGGCTGCGTAAGCTCGCGTACCTGTACACTATCGTGGCATATCCTAAGTTCAAGGTGTATCTCACCGAGGGCGTCGTGGATATCAACGTGATGGTAGGCACTGCAGCACTAGCTAAAGCAGCAGCAGCAGATAAACTGCTAGAAGCTACCCAGGCTATGCAGCTGGCTATTCCTGTGCTCAAACAGCTTACCCCTCGCTTTAATGAGGATGCATGCGTAGATTGGTACTTGGATGCATACGGTATTGTAAGTGGACCGTTCATGCTCACAGAAGAGCAACTGCAAGAGAAGCAGCAAGTTCAAGATAATGCAGCGGCGGCATCAGCGGCACAAGCACAGTCACAGGTACAAGATCTCCAGGCAGCGGACCCAACCGTAGCAGGACAACAACTAGGCCTGTTACCGGGCTAACAACAGAGGTATAAATGGACGGCGTAGAAACCACTCAAACTAATGTAACAACTACCCAGGTAGAGAACCAAGGTGGCCCTAAGATTCCGGGCCTGGGCGCTCCTCTTAACGCTCCAAATAATCAGGGCGTGCAGGATGCGCAGATCTCTATGCAGCAGCAACAGGGCAAAGATTCCCCTGCACCTGCAGTAGTTCCGGCAGTAGCTCCAGCACAGATTCCTCTGGATATCGAAGCCCTAAAAGCGGCCCTTAATGACAAGGGTGGCGAAAGCGCCAAAGAGCAGCCTCAGGAGCTGGCTCAAACAGGCAACCCGACGATTGATGCCGGTGTAGCAATGTTGAAGCAAGTCTCTGGGTTAACTGACTCGGACATGGTGCGGGCACTTAGTAAGGCCCTGGAGTATCAGGACCCTAACCTAATCGATACGGCCTTCATCAAGGAGCGCTTCGGCGAGCACGCTGCGTATGCAGAGTTGCTGGCTAAGGCGTATCTTGAAGACCAGGTGGGGCAAGCCACTAAGGCTGTACAGGAAGCGTACGACCTCGTAGGTGGGAAGGAGAATTGGGAGGTAGCAGCGCAGCTGTTTAATTCCAAGGCCCCAGAACCTCTGCGTAAGGCTGCACGAGTCCTAGCTGATTCTGGTGAGCTTAAACAGGCAGCAGAGTTGGTGGCAGGTTACTGTCGTGATATGGGTCTTATCAAGACCTCAAATCCATTGGTACGTGGGGTCCCTGGCAACAATGCCCTGTCTGCTGCGGACTTCAAAGCAGAGTACGCTAAGTTGCGTCAGGAGGCAGGGAACCGAAGCCTGGAATCTCAACAGTTCAGTCAACGTTATCATGATTTACTCGCACGCCGTGAAGCCGGTAAACGCGTAGGTCTTTAATCTTATTTAAAAGGAAAGTAATACATGGCAGATACTATTTATAAAGCTGGTGATACAAGAGCTCACTGGGGCGGAGCGGCGTCCGACGTCGATATTCACCTGGAAGTGTACCAGAACGAAGTGGACACCCGCTTCCAGTACCAGGCGCTGTTCTTGGGCCTCTCTAGCCAGCGCTCTATCAGTGGCTCTAACACCTACCGTATCGACCGCTTGAATACCTCTGCGGTGAAGGGTCGTCGTTCTGGTGAGGCGCTGGATAGTACTCCAGTCCGTAACGATAAGATGATTATCGTAGTGGATACGGTGCTGTACATCCGTAACCCAATCGACTACCAGGATGACTGGACTGGTCCGGACTTCCTCTCTGAGATGGGCCAGAACAACGGTTCCGAGTTCGCGGAGACCTTCGACCAGGCGCACCTGATTCAGCTCATCAAGGGCCGTTCCTGGGTTGCACCAGCGCACCTGAAGCCTGCGTTCAACGACGGTATAGAAGTAGGTGCCTCTATCCTCGTAGCAGGTAGTACTCCAGATAAGCAGCTGACCCAGGCTGAGATGGAAGCTAACGCCATGAACATCAACCTGGCTCACAAGGCTGGTATTGATGAGCTCATCAAGCGTAAGACCCCGCTGATGGATATGATTACTCTGGTGGACGTAGATACCTACTCCCGACTGTTGGAGCATCCGAAGCTGTTAAATATTGAGTTCGGTGCAACCAACGACGATGGTTACAAGAACCGCCGAGTTGTGAAGATGAACGGTGTACCGGTAGTAGAGTGCACCGAGTTCCCGACCGTAGCTGGTACGCATCCGCTGGGCACAGCTTACACAGTCACTGAGGATGATGTGAAATGCCGCATGGTGACTTTCAGTAAGTCCAAGACCCTGGTGACTGTAGAAGCCAAACCGTTCACCTCTCGCATCTGGGACGACCAGCGTGAGTTCAACAACGTTCTGGACTGCTACGCGATGTACAACATCGGTCTGCGTCGTCCGGATACCGCCGCAGTGACTAAGTTCACCTTCACCACCAAAGTATGATTGGAGGTTAAATGGCAGTAATCGCCGTGTTCGGTCTGGAGACTCTCCAGGCCAACGCTGCTCAACGTGAGGCGGTAAAAGCCGCCTCTGAGGTAGCGAAGCACATTCAAGTAGGTTCGGTCGAATCTGGCCGTAAGGCTACTAAACGTACCCGCAAAGCTGTTGATGCAGTAGCTGATGCAGCGACAGGTACAGAAACTAAAGAGTAATATGCGCCCCTGGTGCCTTCGGGTGCCGGGGGCTTTTTTTTTTGTCCCTGTCTTAAGGGTCCTAGGGGTCTTTAATAGAGGAACAAATATGAGAGAGTTGCTGATGTATGACCCAACGAGTCCTAGCGGGCTGCGTTGGAAGGTTGATGGTTACAGAAACACGTACCGGGCTGGGGACGTAGCTGGATGTACCCACTCTGGGACTACTGGGTATTATCAAATCGTTATTCGCGGTAAGAAGTATATGAGTCATAGGGTGGTATACTTCTTAGTGCACGGGGAGTGGCCGGATACCGTAGACCACATTAACGGTGACCGCAAAGATAATCGCATCGAGAACCTACGAGCGGCTACTATGCGACAGAACCTGTGTAACCTGACGCGAGCCAAAGGTTTCTACTTCTCCAAAGTAAGTCATAAATTCATAGCCCAAATATGCAATTACGGTAAGAATCGCACACTTGGCAGTTTTGACACTGCACTAGATGCGAGGGCTGCGTACCTGCGGGCTAAACTGGAAGAGCACGGTTTCGTGCCGGGGGTGGTTTATCCGTGAATTAGACGCCATTAATTTAACGCTGGAAGCCCTGGGGGAGTCTCGCGTTATGGATATCAATACTTCAAACCCTAGTGCGGGGTTAGCACGTTCCGCGCTCGCGCGTAATCGCCGAGGATTGCTCAGTACTGGTTACTGGTTCAACGTAGTTGAGCGAGAGATTACCCCTACGACTGATGGTTTTATTAAAATTCCGTGGAACCAGCTAGCAGTGTATGATGCGTGCTCCGACAATAAGTATGGTGTACGTGATGGAAACCTTTACAACCTGGTCGAGCAGGACGAGTACTTCGATTCCCCTGTTAAGATTAAGGTGGTACTGGACCTTAACTTTGAGGATCTTCCGGAGCATGCCGCCATGTGGATTGCAAACTACACTGCTGCGCAGGTGTACCTGAACGACCTTGGCAGTGATGGCAACTACGCCAACTACGCTGCAGAGGCAGAGCGGTACAAGTCCCTGGTGTTGCGAGAGCATCTGCGTAACCAGAAGTACAGTACCAGTAAGACCAGGTTCGCACGTCGTATTCGTCGTGCACGCTTCATGATTTAAGGAGAGGTTATGGCGCAATCATTAGAAGGCACCATTCAGAGTTTGCTCCAGGGTGTGTCCCAGCAGATTCCAAGAGAGCGCCAGCCCGGGCAACTTGGGGCGCAACTGAACATGCTCAGTGACCCGGTATCCGGAATACGTAGACGACCCCCAGCAGAGATTGTATGGGAGAGTAGTATCGACAATCCGGACCTAGACTCCCTGTATACAGAGTATGTTGAGCGTGGCTCCGACGGTAGGCACCTGCTGATTAACACCAGTAACGGTAATTGGTGGCTATTGTCCAAGGACGGTAAATCTATTGTAAACAGCGGGAACGATCCGTACTTCGTAACAACGGTAGGGCAGACCTCTATACAGACTGCGAGTATTGCTGGGTTGACCTACATCCTGAATACGGAGATGGCTCCAAATACGACCGTGGATAACGCTGGTAAAATTGACCCGAGCACCACGGGGTTCTTCTACATCAAGACGGTAGCTTTCCAGAAGCGTTGGGAAGTTACTGTATCCTGGACAGGTGGTTCCGTATCAGGTTACTATAATGCCCCCGACGCAAGCCACAGCGAATCAGCAGAGTGGATTTCCGCACCATATGTAGTTAAGGCCTTAGTCGACGGGGATCCTAATGGTCAGGGTATAGGCTCAGCTATTATAGCGGCTGGTGGAAGTATAAGCCGTTTCGAGGGGTATATGTATATATCCGGGCTGCCTAATCTCGTAGTTAGTACGTCTGCTGGAGACACCTACGCCATGGCATCTGGGCAGAGTAGGGTTCATCAAGAACAGGACCTACCTGCACAGCTACCGGCACAGGCTCACGGTACGATGTGCCAAGTGGGTACAGCTTCAGCTGAGACAGCGTGGTATCAGTTCGACTACAATTCTCGCACCTGGTCTGAGGTTGGGGCCTACGGCAGCATCTCCAAAATTACTAACATGCCCCGGGAACTGGCATCTGATGATAATATCATTGTCCGTGAATGGGAGGGGCGTCTCGCTGGGAACGACGAAAACAATCAGGATCCTGGGTTTATTGAGAATGGTTACATTACAGGTATAGCAGCATTCCAGGGCCGTCTGGTGCTGCTTAGTGGTAGTGTAGTGGATATGTCAGCCTCTGGGTTGTATCAGCGATTCTATCGCTCTACCGTAACCTCGCTGCTGGACACGGACCGTATCAGCATTAGCTCGGCATCTGCCCAGGATTCCGTGTACCGTACAGCTATACAATTCAACCGAGACCTGGTTCTGTTTGCAAATAGCATGCAGGCTGTAGTACCTGGGTCAGTAGTACTTACTCCAACTAACGCCAGTATTAGCATCACTAGTACCTATGAATGCGACAGCCGAGTAACACCAGTGATGGCTGGGCAGACTGTGATTTACCCGAATAAGCGCAACAGTAGCTACGCGGGTATTCTAGAGCTTATCCCATCTCCGTACACTGCCTCACAATACGCTACGCAGGATGCGACTGTGCATCTCCCCCGGTATATTCCTGGGCGGGTGCTGCAGATGCAAAACTCCAGCGTCACTAATATGGCGTTTGTGCGTATGTCAGGTCAGCGTAAGAATCTGCTGGTATATGAATTCATGTGGGGTGGGCAGGATGGTGGTAAGGTGCAAGCAGCCTGGCACCAGTGGACGTTCCCGTATAATATCCTGAGCGTGCAAGCACTTGAAGATGAGGTATTCTTGTACCTCCAAGGGCCTAGCCCTGGCAATAAACTTCTGATTCTGTCTATGGACCCACGTGAGGGATACAACCTCGGCAGTGAGTACACGAACGCCTACTCGGACTTGCAGACACAAGTTACTGTAAGCGGCGGGGTGCTAGAGGTGCCCGCAGTGCTGCGCCCGGTGGGTTGGGCAGATACCTACAAAGAGGACTTAATCCTTACCTATCCAGCCAATAGTCCCATGGGGCCTACTGAGGTAGGATTGCAGGATATTGCCGGTACAAACCAGCTCAGCGTAGTGCGTGGTGTGCCTGATGGGCAGTATACTATGGGTCGAAGATACAACAGTACATTCACTCTGACTACCCCAGTACTGCGGGATCAGAATGATAAGCTAGTTGGTAGTGGGCACGTGCGCTTGCTGCGTCTGGATGTTGCTGTACGCAACTCTGGGCACTTTGATGTGCACGTAACGGATACGCCCCGGGATGTTGACTGGAGTGGAGAACTCACAGGTATCTTGATGAACTCCAAGGAGCTGACGCTGGGGAAAACCTTGCGTATGGACCTAGCGACTATCACGGTACCGTGCCGTACTAACGCGGACACTACAGAAGTCACTTTGTATACAAAAGGCTCCCAGGAGATGAACGTGCTGGATATATCTTATATCTTGCGCTACAACCAACGCAGACGGAGGATTTAATATGTGGTGGGCCGTCGCTGCCCTAGCGGGCACTAAGCTGCTTGGTGCTGGTGCACAGATTGAGGTTGCTAAAGCACGTAACAAAGCAGTAATTCAGCAGACAGCGAAGCAGTTAAACGATATCGCGCTGCAACGGGCTCAGTCCAGGGATCGGACTGAGGTTGCCCTGTTCAACGTTCAACAGCAGAAGCTGCAAGCACAGAGTCAGGTAGGCCTGCAAGCTGCTGCGTCCGGTACTATGGGGGCGTCTGTTAAGGATGCTGTAGCAACTGTGAATACAGTCGCAGACCGACAGGTATCTGGAATCCGGGCCCAGCAAGCCACTCAGGAAGAAGGCTACCGAATGATGGTGGATAAGGCTGTGGATAGTGGGTTAGCCAACATGGACCTGGAGAGCGGGTACGACAAGATGTTTAACGCCGCATTGGGCTTTGGTGGGCAGCTGCTCGGGCAATACATAGGGAATGAACTATCCAAGAGCACTCCCGATAGTACCGACACCGCCCCGGAGCCTGCAGCAGATAATTCGTTCTTGTATGACCTATGGGGCAGCAAGGGTAATAGCAAAGTACACACCTGGTAAACTAAGGGGAAGTAAATGCCTGTAATTCAACCCAACCGACAGGGTCTAAATATCGGCGGCGTGCAATTGCAGGCCAACGAGGTTAACTTACCCTCTACCGTCGGGGATGTAGTAGTAGACACATCTAAAGCAAATCGCCTTGCAGCACTCTCTGGCTTCGTCCAGGACTTCGGCATAGGGTTTGATGCAGCAGTAAAAGAAAATGCAGCAGCAGCCACTGTGCGAGGTGCTATGGATGCCCAGGGTGCAGTAGATGCAATGGCCTCTAAAGATGAGGCAGTACAGAAGCAGAATCTATTTGTACGAGAAGCCTACCAGGATGGTTATGTATCTGCTGCGGCCTACGATTCTCTAGCTAAGTGGCGTACGGATAGTATTACTCGCGCTAAGAAGGCAGCTGAGGCTGGACTGACTGATGAGGAATTCCACCAGCAGGAGCAAGAGCATGTTCAAGCTATGTCTGACAAGCTCGGTATGTATCTTCCGGATATGTCCAAACAGTCCGCTACGGCGGTACTGCAACAGCTCCGTGCAACCAGCTTAGCAAACTACACAGCCTTCCAGAAGGGTCGTGCAGAGTTTGCGGTAGCGCAAGCAGACCGTGCTCTGGACCGTGGACTCAGCTCCTCCGTTGATGAGTTCTATCAGCGCCTGGATGCTGGGCAGGGTGCTGCCGCGCAGATGTCAATTAAGACAGGGCTGGATAGCATTCTTGCAGCTGAGCATCTGGATAAACCCAAGAAGTTGGACCGGGCCAAGCAGTATCTGGTTAGTGTAGCGCAGCAGACTCAGGATCCTTTAATCATCAACCAGTTGCAGGAAATGGCAACTAAAGAGCTTGGCGTTAACTCTGTAGACGTCAATGCTGCGCTGTATCAGGAGTTTAAGCGCGCGGGCACTCAGATTGAGACTCAGGCCCGCTTTGAAATCTCAGATGCAATTCAGTCTCTTGAGGGTCAATCCCCGGAAGAGCAAGAGCAGACGATGCAACGTATTCGCAACCGCGTGATTGAGTTATCTGCTACGGATGTACTGAGCCCTGGCACCAGTATGGAGTTCTGGAACAAGGCCCAGACTATCCGAGAGAAGACTGCAGATACACAGGCTTTACGCAGTGCTATCACAGGGAATCTACCTACATCCACCTTAGCTGGGATGTTCGGAGGGGATCTGGATAAAGCACGTACGCAGGTACTCAAAAGCTTCCCAGACACTCCGGAGGGTAACTTGCAACTACTAGCTTACGGTAGTAACAGCAAGGACTCGTGGGCTACCGATGCAGCGTACAAACGTATGTCTGCGGATATGATGCGTACACTAACCACACTGGATCAGCTTGGCGAGGATGGTGAGGTTTCTCGTGAGAATGTCAATAGCATCAACTTGTGGGTGCAGGCGTATACTACTAGCAAGGACTTAGGGCAGAGGGCACTACTGTCTGAGATCCCATATGAGTGGAAAGGTATAGTGCAATCAGCAGTTGCACAGAATCCCAATAACGCAAGCAACACCATTCTGGATGACTTGCGTCGCCAATCCCGTAATAAGGCTAGTGGACGCTACAGTAATATTCAAAGTAACCCTACAGACAAGATGGTTGACCCGAGTCACACTGCTAACTGGTTCAGCTTCTTCGGTACAGCGGATGCACAGCGCCAGGAAGCGCGCGCCGCTATGGAAGAAGAGTATCGTTATGTATACAACCACAACCCAGAGGCGTTAGTTGGTAAGGACCCTGAGGATATCAACACGATGCTCAAAGGTAACATCCAAGCCCGTAAACTGGAGCTAGAGATTTCCGGGGCACCTAGGCACGTGTATCTACCAGCTGGAACTTCTATTCAATCCTTAATGGGTGATTATCGAGGAGACCAGGAGCAGTTCAAGTCGTCTCTGCAGCAGCAGATTCAGAACCAGGTCAATGCCTTAATCGACCCAAGCAACCTTGAGCGCGTAGTAGTGCAGGCTGCTACAGCAGGCAACTCAGCACAGAATATGACTGTCACCGTATTCGACAAGAAGGGTACCTTTCAGACTATGTCTGTGAATTTACAGGATGTTCAATCTACTGCTCAGGATGCTTACAACAAGGCGCTGGCTGGTGAGATGAAGATTGGTAGTGAGCAAGTAGGTATTCGCCCAGCTACGTTCTACGACCACGACAACGGCAGAGCTGTAAGTGTCCAGGTCAACGGTCGTAATGGGGCGGGTGTAGAGCCTTCTTTATTCAGTGAGATTCTTGCCAATACCATGCAGTTTGAGGGATTCCGGGAAGGTAAAGGTAACGGCAGTGTAGGTTTTGGTCTGCACAACAACTCAGGTATGCCTGTTCCGAAGAAGGTTACTATCGACGATGGTATCAGCATTCTGAAATCCTCTCTGGAGCAGCAGTATATCCCGAACGCGAACAAGCAACTGCGCGGACAGGGCTTGAATGCCTCTGCGGATGCTATGAAGGTTATGGTTGATTTGAACTACCACGGTGGTAACGGAAGTTCTGGCCCAGTAGCTGAGGCTGTGGCACAAGTACGTAAGGCATCCAAGACCCCTGTAGGGGCGTACCAATACCCTGTATCTGAGGCTCAGGGTAAGGCCTGGCAAGCACTACGGAATACCCCAGCTTACAAGCAGGCACAGCCTAAGCGTAAGAAGTATCTGGAGCAAGGACTGCGTAACTGGATGTTTGAGGTAACACACTAACAGAGGCCCTTCGGGGCCTCCCCTTATCAAAATTCTTTTAGGAGATCTTATGGCTCAATTTCTGAACCGAGAACCGAATCCACAGGAAAAGGATTCTGCTAAGGGTACAACCCTTAAACCTGCGCCTGCGCGTATAGATTGGAACGATGCAGGTGACGACGGCTTAAACGCACTGGAACGTGCCTCCTTACTAGCACAAGCCAAGACACCTGCTACTACAGTCGCAGAGAGCTTTGCGTCTGGTATGGGTAACAGTATCATCGCTGCGGCTATCCGTAAAGCCTCTGCCCCGGCATTTGTCCCAGAGCAGGGTTTTGATGCGAAGAAACAATTAAACACTGATTCACGGGTTAAACTCTACACCCCCAACCAGGAAGAGATTGATTACTTACATGGGGCAGTGTCTCTGGAGGACTATAACTACCGCATACAGCAGATGCTTGATCAGCGTCATCGCGATCGCTTAATGGCTGACAACACAATAGCCGGATTCGCTGGTGCTATAGCAGGTGACTCTCCGTTTCTCCTAGCTCCGATGTCTGCGGCAGGTATCGCTGGTCGGGCTGGCTTAGCAGTGCGCACTGCTATCCGCGCAGCGGATGTAGGTACGGCTGTTTATGCACAGGACCAACTTGGTCAGTCTGCGGCAGTTACTGCTCTTGTAGCAGGTGTAGCTGGTCTAGACCAACTCTGGGATATCCGTAGGGCAGTGCGCGCGTCTACGGTAGCTGCCTCAACTACGAGAACTGCTGAGACCACACCTAATACTGCTACGGCAACTTCCCGCACTGCTCCGGAAGAAGTAGCAACAAGTCGCAATGGGGTAGATTCCCCTGCTGGCCCGTCTAATGCGCAAGCTAATAGTGCCGCGGCTGCTAAAACCACTGACGGTTTACCAGAAGGTTTAAGCTTGAACGTGCTGGATGATGTAGAGCACCACGCTTACTCTGGTGTACGCGTACCTGGTATAGAGGTAGAAGTAAATCGCGGAGATAAGTTGGTTGGTGTTGTGCAGGCTTATCGTGTAGGTGACGATTTACAAGTAGCACATGCCTGGGTGGATAAATCCCTGCGTGGCAAGGGAGTAGGTGCGAGCATGTACAAAGCACTGGTTAAGCGCGCTACTGATGCAGGGTATGGCAACTTGTTGTCTGATAGCTCCGTAACTGCGTCTGCTCAGCAGATGTGGCGCAAACTTGGTGCTACCAAAACCAAAGATTTTAAAGAATTAACGGATGGTATTGAGGGGCAGCGTTATGCGGTCTCTGCGGATGAAAAGTCCCCACTCTTTACTTTGGACTTGAAACGTCCTGTGTTTGACCTAGATGCGCCCACAACTCGTACAGCAAGGGATGCTAATGTTACAGGAGTAGGAGAGGGAGACACAATCCTCACTAAGGTACTGGATGAACCTATCCCAGTTCGCCGAAACAACACTGCTGCTGTTAATATGAAAGCGCAGGACGTAGTTCGTTTCCTCAAGACCTCTGAGCACTTATCTAAAGGTCAGAAGGCTATTCTGGACACACTGGGCGACGCTGTACAGGATATTGACTTTAAACTGGTGGCTGGTTCTTCTAACCGTAGCCACTATGGATTTTCACCCGCATCAACAACTGATAGGGGTTTTGTATCTTTACGTGCCCCTAAGAAAGCTAACGGAAGTACCTGGACTACTGCCGGGGATGCTCTGCGTGCTATGGATGCGGACACTAGCCGAGTAGCAGTGCACGAACTGATTCACGCTGCCACCACCAGGGCTATTAAGCAGAATCCGGAAATTGCTAGTAAGCTGGAAGAGGTGCGCGCTGCAATAGCAGCAGATTCAACTCTTAGCGATAAATTCAAGTATTATGCAAGTGACGTGCACGAGATGCTGGCTGGACTGGGAGACAGCCCTGAGTGGGTAGAATACCTCTCTAGAACTAAATCTCCTACTGGTAAAAGCATGCTCCGCCAGATTGGTGAATACATCATGAACGCCCTAGGGGTTCGCACCAAGGGTTCCGCTCTGGAGGATGTTCTGGACGCGTACGAGGACGCTGTCAAGTGGACCGCAAAGGACTACGCAGACCAAGCTCAGAGCTTCCGGAGTGAGTCCTTCCAGGACTTGGCGGGTACATCAGTTAAGAATGAAGCCTTGAAGGCCCAGGCTATGATGGACACTGCTAAGCGTAAGCTCGCCACTATGTTCTCCTTGTATGATAACATCGCAGAAGGTAGTGAGGACCTCGCACGCTTACTAGTATCTGATGCTACTGCTGTAGGCGGTCGTAAACCGTCTGTGGTGGACTTTAAGCGTAACCTTACGTTGGAGATGGATGCTAGTGCCAGTGTAGTCGAGGATGCTATACTCGGTGCCCTCAAGGCCAAAGGTGTAGGTTTCACGGACCGCTTCTTCCATCGTAGCAACTTCCGAGCAGCTCGCGCTGACTTAGAAGACCGCTTAGGCCGTTACTTGGACTCTGCATATAGCGCCGAGGTTAATGGACGCCCTGTACCTCTGCCGGACTCTGACTTGGTTCCGCTAGTAGAAGCGTACCGCAACTCCGGCTGGGCCAGTAAGTGGCACGATCACATGACTGCTGCCGGCCTGGTGGATGATGGTACTCTGATTAAATCAGACTACTACTTCCCGCGCCAGTACAGCTACGATAAGATGCGTCAGGGTATTGCAAATGGTCGCTCTTTGGATAACTATCGGGATCTGTTTCGTCAGGCACTGCGTGATGTATATCCATCTATGGAGCCTGAAGTCGTCCAGCGTGTCGCTAAGGAAATGGTTGATGGTATCTACAATGGCCGCGCCTCGGCTTCCGGCCCTATGTGGAAGCAGCTTATCAACGGTATGGGTAACGACGAAGTAGTCATGGCTATGCGTAATGCTGGTGTAGATGAAAGTGCAATCCAGAGCTTCCTGGCGGGTAACATCCGGGAATCTGGTGCTACATCTCCTGCTCGGAACCTGCGTCAACGTACCCGCTTCAATATGGATAAAGAGTACATCGTGGATGGTCAGGCTATGCGTATGCAGGACCTGATGGATACTGACGTAGCCAAAGTAATGCACGGTTACACCAACCGTATGTCTGGGCGTGTAGGTATGGCTTATGCTGGGGTATCCGACCTCAAGATGCTGGAGACGACGATTAACGAGTCCAAACACGCTCTAGCCGATTCGGGCAAGTGGGAGAAGACTGTTAACGACACCATTGACTTTATCCTGGGTGGAGCACCGGCCGATGCCGGGCAGATGCCGGACCTGTTGCGTGCAGCTGGTAACATGGCTAATGCCACCATGCTCAAGAACTCCGGGTTGTATCAGCTTACTGATACAGCCTTAGCTATGAAAGAGTTTGGTATGTCCCGAGTACTCCGCAGTATGCGTGAGCAGCCCTGGTTTAAAGAGGGTGCCGTAGCTATTCGTAATCCGGACATGGCTAGTCGCCTGGATACAATCCTACGTGGCAGTATCCAGAAGGAGATGCGCTTCCGCTGGCTGAATACCTACGCAGACGATAACTTGGACCTGACCCGTCAGGCTTCCTGGTTTAACGTCACCCAGAACGTTGGGCAGGCTGCTAGACATGTCAACGGTATGAGCATGGTGCACAGGTTGCAGGTTAACCTGAACTCCGGGATTGTTGCTGATGAACTCAAGCAGATGTTCAAAGGCGATGCAGAGGCATTTAAACGCCTGGAGCGCTTCGGACTTACCCGTGATGTTGCAGACCGTGCTATTGCTGCCAACAAGGCTAATCCTGGTGCGATGTTCCAGCCGGACCTGCAAATGCAAATTGAGGTGGTGGGTACCAGAATGATGGACTACCTGGTGCAGCAAGTACGTACCGGTGAGACCTCACACTTTGCACAGTTTAACCCTATCGGCAAAGTAATTGTCGGCTACCAAAGCTTCGCCCTGGCTGCCACCAACAAGATCCTGCGTCGAGAGCTAAACGACGCTGGGTGGATTGGGGTTGCGCACATTATGGCGTACCAGTTCCCGCTGATGCTACTCGCTACTATGGCGAAGCACGGTATGGATGGCAAAGAGGCCGACACTCAGAAACTTATTGCTGAGTCGGTTATGGGTATGAGTGCTATTGGTGGTATCTCGCTTCTGCAGGATATCTTCACTGGGGACTCCCCGCGTCATTCTCTGGCGTCTATGGGCTATGTCACCGGTCTGTTGGGTGCAGTGCAGGACCTGGCTACTGGTAATATGGATATCCAGACCTTCACTAAGCAGGTCCCATTAATCCAGGAATTTGCACCTACGCGAGCTATTATCAATAACTTCGGAGACGATTAATATGGCATACAGCTGGCAAGAGCAAATCAAGCCAGCTGGTACCAGGGATATCCAGTGCGATATTGAGTATTTGGACAAGTCCTATATTCATGTGTACTTAGATGGGGTGGAAACCACTGGATATACTTGGACCAGCGCTACTAATATAAGACTGAACTCGGCCCTAACGGCTAGCACCACGGTGCTGTTGATTCGTAAGACCGAGCGTGAGTATCTGTACATCGAGTTTGCTAGTGGCTCCCCATTCATTGAGGTGAATGTAGACTCTCAAAATACGCAGTTCTTACATCTAGCCCAAGAGCTTGTGGAGGGCAGGGCTATCCCTGGATTCTACGGGAATATAAGTATGAATGGGTACCGCATCACCAACGTAGCGGACCCGATAAACCCACAGGATGCCGCAACCAAGGGTTACGTAGACGCTGTGGATGCTAGGCTTAGTGCGCGTATTGATTCAGAGCACGCTTCGTGGGTGTCGGCCGTACAGGCTGAAGCTGCTACACGAAAGGCTGCCGACGATGCCTTGAGTATGCGTACCTCTGCTCTGGAAAACACCTTTATAAGTGGTGTAGAAACAGTAAGTTATCCGTGGAGCACTGTTCTTACGGAGGAGACAGACGAGGTAACTCCAGGACTGAAGTTCACTAAGGCTGTAGTAGAGATTAATGGTGTTGGGCAGATTCGTGGTTACAGTTTCGAGATTGTAGATAACACTATACTGTTTGCCGAGACCCTCCCTGCAGGAACTGTCGTAGCTGCTCGATTAGGTGCTGACGTGACTGCAGGAGATGGTTTCGCTACACAAGCATCTGTAGACCACTTAGCCCACTCATTAGGCGCGTTGGCATATTTAGGCAAGGCAGAAGCTGTGGCCGACGCAACAGGTGCTGGGGATGTGGTGAACCAACTAAATGCGCTACTGGCAGCGCTACGTACTAGCGGAGTGCTGACATCATAATAGGAGAATAGTATGGCAGGGGCAGCTAAACGCAGTCGCCTCTCTGAGTTGCACCGCATGTTCACAGAGGCTTTGATTGAAGAGATCAAACAGTCTAAAGAAGATGAGGTGCCACTCCCGGCCGCAGATAAGTCAGTCATCGCTAAATTCTTAAAGGATAATGATATCACTGCGGATGCAGATTCCGAGGAGATGCAGGACCTACGAGATGAATTCGATGATGAACTAGCGGCGCGCAGAGAGGCGCGTAAGCAAGAGATTTTAAATAAGATTAGTGGATCTGACTCTGAGGACTTACTAGAAGGAATTGTCTAATGGTATCGGTGAAGACTGCGCGACGATTGCGCATGCTCAACCAGAAACTTACTGGTTATAGTGCGAATCCGCGCAGTATCCCCAAAGAGGAGCGCGAGGATATCGCCATGATGATGGCGGCTACCCTCAGTAATTTCAAGGAGTTCGCATACATCGGTATGCGTTTCCTGGGTTTTACACTCACGGACATGCAAGCCGACATTGCAGAGTATATGCAGAAGGGCCCTAGGAAGCGCATGGTGGCTGCACAGCGTGGTGAGGCTAAGTCTACACTGGCTGCGCTCTACGCCGTCTGGAGGCTCATCCAGGACCAATCCTGCCGTATACTGATTGTATCCGGTGCTGAGAAACAGGCGTCCGACGTTGCAAACTTAATCATTCGTATGCTGGAAACCTGGCCGCTGTTGTGCTATTTGAAGGCCGACCCTACTCGTGGGGACCGTACTTCGTTTGAAGGCTATGACGTCAACTGTGACCTGAAACCACTGGATAAGTCCGCTAGCGTAGCTTGTGTTGGTATTACCGCGTCCCTGCAGGGGAAGCGTGCTGACCTATTGATTCCAGATGATATCGAAACCACCAAGAACGGTTTGACACAAACCCAGCGCGAGCAGCTGCTGATGATTTCGAAAGACTTCGCAGCTATTTGTACGCACGGGGATACGCTGTACCTGGGTACACCACAAACCAAGGACAGTATCTACAAGACCCTGCCGGGGCGTGGCTTCGAGGTCCGAGTGTGGCCTGGACGCATCCCGTCTGTTGAAATGGAAGAACGATATGGAAGTACACTTGCTCCTTATATACTGCAGCTCATTGAGCGGGGTTATAAACGCACCGGCTTCGGCGTCGACGGGACGCTAGGGGAGAGTACCGATACTGGTCGCTATGACGAGGATGCGCTGATTGAGAAGGAACTGGACTTCGGTCCTGAAGGTTTCCAGCTGCAGTACATGCTTGATACAACCCTGTCTGACCAGATGCGTACGCGTATTAAGCTGTCGGATATGCTCGTATACTCCGGTAGTCTTGATTCATCACCTGAGACCTTCTCCTACATTGCGGACCGCCGGTACTTGTACCAGCACGAGCATGAGGGGATCATGGGTCAGCAAATGTATTTCCCGGCATTCTACGGGGATATGCACTTGCCGTATCAGCACAAGGTGCTGGTAGTAGACCCAGCTGGTTGTGGTGGGGATGAAGTCTCCTACGCTGCAGGTGGGGCTGCTAACTCGTACATTCACCTGTTCTCAGTTGGGGGTTTCCAAGGAGGTGTAAGCACCGATAATATTGACAAGCTCATTGACCTGTGCGTAGAGTTAGACATTTCTGATATGGTGGTGGAGAGTAACATGGGTCACGGTACTGTGTCTATGCTTATTCTGAACCGCCTACGAGAGCGTCGCCTTGCTGGTATTGGTGTGCGTGATATTAACAACACCACGCAGAAAGAGCGTCGTATTATTGACACAATCAGTCCAGTGACTCGACGTCATCGCTTAGTGGTGCATGAGCGTGCTATTCATGATGATATCGGGACTTGTATGCTATACTCCCGAGATCGTCGCTGGTTGTATTCTGCGTTCGCACAGCTCGCAGGTATTACATACGACCGGGGTAGCTTAGCTAAGGATGACCGAGCAGACGCTATTGCTATGATGGTGGCAGTGCTGAATGGGCATCTGGTAGAAGATGAGAAAGTAGTGGCTGAGCGTGAATCTACGAAACAGGCACTGAAGTTCCTGCAGAACCCACTGGACTGGGCATCCGGTATGGTAGTTAAATCTGCTAAGGGTGTAGCAGCGAGACTGGAGAACCGGTCCCGTGGTAGACGACATAGGAGATGATAAATATGGCATTTGCAAAGTCAACCCTGACTCAGCGTCAGGCAGTCCGGGATGCTGTGATTGCACTAGATAAAGCGACAACCCTGGCTCATGATACAGGCCCACTAGATACTCTAGGGCCTGGAGTAGATGCAGCAGGCGCAAAGGTAGTAGCGGCACTAAACAGCGCAGGAGCTGCTGCTGGTGGTACTGCTACCGTAGTTACTAATGGCCAGGTTGTTAAGGGAGTTACCCCCAGCGGAGAGTACACGAACTCTGTAACTTTCACTGTATCAGATGGTGCAATCACTGCGATCGTACTCAGCTAATTAGGAGAATCAATATGGCAATTGCTAAAGCAACCCAAGCACAGCAGCAGGAGCTGTTGCGCCAACTAAACATTCTGGGCAAGGACCTCTACGCAATCCTTACCCAGCCTCAAGATGTAGCTCAGACTGGTGCAGCGTTCGATGCTAAGATTGCTGCCCTGGAAACTGCTGTTACCGCTGTGAAGTCGGCTAGTTAATGCGTAGACTAGTCGCTGGGTTACTGCTCGCGGTTACTCTGACCGGTTGCTCAGCGACCTCTGCACTTACCGGCTTAGTTGGTTCTAAGCCGGAAGTATCTGCTCAGGTTGGCGCTGAGAATACTAAGCAGATGCTCGGGCTGAATAATAAGGTGGACTCCAGCACCACCAACAAAACCGATGTACAGGATTCTAACGTAGGTACACTGGATACTTCTAGCAAGAAGCAAGTGCAGACTATTAGTACCGGCACAATCCAGGCAGAGCGCCTACAGGTAGTTAACAACGACAGTTACAGTCTTATTCTCGCCGGATTAGCCGGGGCCAGTATCCCCTTGGTCTTCCTAGTGACCATCCTGGTGATTCGTAAGCTGTTCAGGAAGAAGGATCAGCAGGATGATTAAAGTGGGAGATGTAGTTGGGGCAGACCTCGCTACTCGGGCAGGTGCAGCAGTTACTGGTGCTACAGTCTCAGGAGGCTGGTTGGCAGAGCTAATGAGTTGGAACTGGAGTGTTATCAGCTTTATTACTGCGACGGTATGTGCAGTGCTAACCCTGGCGTGGAACGCGTACTACAAACGGCGCACGTACAAGCTCCTAGAAGAGCATGCACGTAAGGGGGCTATTAAATATGAGTTTAAGGACTAAGGTTATAGCTGCACTCGCCGGGGCTACTATGCTCGGCGGGGCTATCACTGAAGTAGTCCAGCACAACGAAGGCTTGAGCCTTACAGCCTACAAAGACAGTGCCGGTGTACCCACAATCTGTTATGGTGAGACAAAGGGCGTCAAAATGGGCCATAGAGCCACCCTGAGCGATTGTCAGAAGCAACTGATAGAATCAGCAGGGGTACATGCAAAAGCTCTTGACGGGCTTCCTATGCAGCTCTCTGATGTAGCCCTAATAGGGTCTATAGACTTTACTTATAATGTAGGTATAACTGGCTTCAACAACAGCGCCGTGAAGCGACATCTCAAGCGCCTGGATTATACTGCGGCCGGAAAGGCTGTGCTGGACTGGCGTTACATTAGTAAATATCAGCAGAAGTCTCCTGGTACTGGTTGGGTGTACAAGGGTGGTAACCGCTGGACCTTTGATTGCTCTCAGTATATTAATGGGCGGCGCAATAAGGTGTGCTGGGGCCTATGGGAGCGCAGACAGTGGCAGAGTAAAGCCATTGGAAATCAGTACAAGAATGTAAATGCAGCTACCGCTGCACTAACTAAATCCGGAGGATAGATGGCACTTACTAATTTAGTACGCAGCAATAACTCGGTAGTTCAAAATTTACAGCTACACTCTTTGGAAGAGTTACGCGCATTTCGGTCCCGGGAGGAATCTGACGCCATTGTGCTTACAAGAGCCGTGTCGGGTGGAGTGGTTGTGAATGAGTTGTTTTTAAAGGATCCTACGGATACAACCTCAGTAGACGACGGTTACTCTTGTATTGTGGCAGTTGATGGTGCACGTTGGAAATTGCCATTAGACAAAGGATATAATCCGCTACTACTGTTAGGTACACCCGGCTACCCTAGCTTAAACTTATGCATTAACAAGATAGCACTGGACCTTACGGTTAAGTGGTCTAACAGAAAGGGTGTTATTGATTTCTGCACCACTATCCGCATCCCTGGGAACTCTTCTGGCAGTTCTCGGTATAGTATGACAGGGCCGGTGCGTCTTCCCTCCTTTGTAACTTTGCATATGGAGACCACTACCTACTTTGATTTCTCCAATAACTCAGACGGTTTAGTCATTGATAATAGCTTGTTCCCACTGCTTCTGGATAGCACGTACTCAACGGACCCAGCGGCCCGTCCACGTTCTGTGCTGCTGTGGGAGTCAGAGAGAAGCATCCTGACCGGAGCACGATTAGTTCTAAATCACCCCATTGGCTCTGCTAGAACATCAAACGCTGGTATTGTTATAGGCAACACTGTGTCGGGCTACATTGATGTGCGTGGCTGTACTGTGAGTAACTGGGGAAGCTATGGCTTCTATTATGGCATTAAGATTAACCCGGTAGATAGCTACATCAACACCTTTAAAGATGGGCACTTAGGTCGCAACCACTACGCTGTGGCTGTACTTGGGGCTAGTAAAGATAATGCTGGTGAGAAGTTTGTATTTGATAATATCACCCTGGCCGACAGTGATTCTGATTTAATCTACATCGAGAACAATGCGTTTGAGCTATTCTTCAAAGGTTGCTCCTGCGACTACAGTACTGGGGATATGGTCAAGATTACCAAGGATGGTAATGCATATGTTTCATTTTCACAATGCCATATTGAAGGTATTCAGGGTATGCTTGTCAACGTAGTTGCTGCAAACACTTACCCTAAATACGGTAAGCGTGTAGTGTTCTCAGACTGCATCCTGGACCTGGGTTCCGGCCAACCGGCGCCAGCGCTTTGGAACAAGACCTGGTTCTTCTCCACTGTAATAAACACTTATGTGTATATCCTGGACTCTACTCGAGTATGGACCAGTACATCCACGATGTCTTTGGCTAAGACTGCCTACCAATCTCTTATTGTGACCGGTAAACCGGCCAACAACCGGATAGTACTGGACTATCGCTTAGGTGTAGAGGACCTGTTGGATGCTTCTAGCTTGTTGCTAGGCTCGTTCAACCCCGGTGGTGAAAACAAGCGAGTCATTAGCACTGGTCGTTATGATGGCAATCCTGGCGACGCTTATACTACGTCGGTCAACACTGCAGATGCCTGGGGTTGGTACACAGTAAACGGCTCTTGGGCGTTTGCAGCTGCCGATGCTGATGACGCTGACGGGGTCAAGGGGATCACCCTTACTTCAACCAATGCCAGTACTAAATACTACTTAATCTGTAACCTGCCGGAGCCTGTTGGGTTTCAGGATAAGTTTAGAGCATTGGGGGCCATCAAGATAGAGCCTGGTTACACTGGGGATGTTAAGGTTCGCTGTGTAGCTGAAGTACGTGGACTCACCACCATGAACAGCTCTGCTGTAGCAGATTCAGTTATAAATACATCAGAAGGAACGGACGTAAACGTATCAGCAGTAGCTGCAGCCAACTCTCGTATTGGTAAGTACCAAGGATTTGTTACTCCGGCTCTGCAGGTGCAGTCCTTTAATAACCAGACTAAACCTATGACGTATGCACGTGTTGGTCTTATCCTCAGCGGCTTTACCGGTACAATTAGTTTGAAGCTGCCTACTGTTACTAGCCACCGAAGACTCACTGCTTAATACACTAGACTGCACCCAGGACTTCCTCTGGGTGCACTGGTGGGTGCACTAGTAAGTGCACTGGGGTTGCACGTCTATACCTGGACCTAAAATTTATTAGACTCACGCGAGCCTCTCCCTCACCCTCAACGCGCCCCAGTGCCCCCATAGGGGGTGCCTAGCGTATAAAGGAGGGGGGGGGGGGCCGTCTAGACGTCTAGATGGCCAGCTGGGGGCGCTCTAGGAGGGCCGTAGAAGCTCCCTGCGTGCCTTAATGGCGATACCTAGTGCTATCCTATGCTTATCCCTATGTGCTCCTTGTAGAGGCTCTGGGAAGCTCTGGGAGGCACTAGGGCTATCCCTATAGACGCTCTGGGTGCTCTGGGTGCTCTCTGCGGGGCGTAGAGGTGCGCTCTGCCTTGCTTATTTTGCGGGCCTCTAGTGGGCCTCTAGCGGGCCGCCCAGTGGGCCAGTAGTGGGCCATAGTATGTGCCGAGTGCGCCGCCCAGTGCGCTGCTAGTGCGTCTATATGCTATCTCTAGAGCTATCTCTAAGGTTATCTCTAGTGCTTTACATTGTGCCGATTATATGCTACGCTGCGCGCTCCCCACTAGGGCGCACATCCACTACCCACCACTATCCGCTACACTCCGCCACTTAGCGCTATCTCTAGAGCTATCTCTTCACCCTTACTTTCATTCGAAAGCTAATCTGAAATGATGTTACAGGAGTAGGAGGGTTTTAGGGAACTACATACATACTACTTACTACTATCTACTCACTAGGTAGTCACTAGGTATTCACTAGGTATTCACTAGTATGTCCCAGTGCCTACGCAGTAGGCTGACATACCTACACAGTCACCGCATCACTCCGTGTCCTTTCACTACGTACGGACACTACGTTCTGCTATATGTAGTAACGTGTAGTGTTGGTTAGTATTGGTTAGCACTAGCTAGTATTGACTAGTAGTGGGCTATCCCTAGAGCTATCCCTAGAATGGAAGCATTGGCTAAGTATTTGCCCTGCTTACCCTTTTTGCTCTCAGAGATAAATATTTGCAAAAAGTATTAAAAATTACTTGCTTCTTTTGGTCTGTTGGCGCTATAGTTCAATCACCGGGAGGCACTGAGGTGCTGAACGGGGCAGAGTCGGGAGATTCAGCCGGATTAAAGCTAGATAGTGTGAAGGGTTAGATACTCGATAAAAAGAGTTGACACCGCGAAGAACATAAGCTAGATTGAATCCCGAAGCAAGCAGTAAACTGATTTGCGGGGAGGCCCAGTACCTTGACTGGTACATTGACGACCAAGCCTATACAATCAGTGTAGTGAAGATGTAACGTCAAGAGCTGAGACGGCAAACGGCTGGGGCGCTGAGGCGCTGCCCCTTAAAAGAATAGCGCCGAGACCTGAACCACAGGTTCCACGGTAGTGCAGTGGGTAACAAGGTGAAAGATTAGCGTCCAGCTAGATACTGCTAGGGCGTTAATCTTTAACTTTGATGGAGGACACAATGAAATATCGTGAGAAGTTAGCACAACAATTCGCTGGGCTTGAGAAGTTAACAGGCTCAGAATTACGTAAGCGTCGAGATGCTCTTAATAAATCCGGCTATATGCGTACCAAGCAATCTGCGACGTTCAGTACGAATGTGCGCGGTAAGACCAAAACAAAGGGTAGTAGCAAGGCTCCGCAAGGTTGGTACACTGCCGGGCAGTTCGGACGCTAATTACAGCCTATAGCATCCTGCGGGGTGCTATATGAAGTAATTCGTTAAGTAAATCATTAAGTAAACAACCGATAACCGATGAGGTGTATC